CACGTAATCGACTCGCTTAGGAAATTTTTTATCTTTCACGGAAACCATTTCCACGTTCAATTTTATGCTCTTTATGAGGTTTTTGTATTCTTCACCCAGGTAATAAATACCACTCGCGGATGGAGGACTTGTTTTTATGCCGTAAACACAATCTTTTACGTCTCTCAGTTTAATCACTATTTCAACTTCTTGATTGCGTATGGCGTATAGAGGTATCGCGAGTTCAGGGTTTTTGTAAAAGTAAAACGGTATGTCTACGAAATATTTTGTAACTTTAGTTGAGTTTGTAGTTAAGTGTCCATTGATGGTTAAATCATTCGCTACGGAATACGTACTGAATTCCGTGTATGGTTTTCCTATGAGATTAGATAGAGATCTTTGGTGTGTCTGCGTGGTGTAGTTCTCGGAGTGTATAGTTAAGAAATCACTCGTAACGCGTTGTATTAATGTACCACCTATATACAAATCCGCATGTTCAATCATGACGTGACCGATACTTTCGTTATACGAGATGTAACTGTACCCAGATGGAGACGTTTGATTTAATGGGTTCAGTTCCACACGTACACTCGCCGTTTGTAGTAAGTCCCCTTGGTTTTGTGGTACGACACATCTTATTTCTTGACCAAAGTCAAGTTCGCCGTCGAAATCTAAATCTGTGTGAAACCTAGAAAAATTACCATGGGTTTTAAAGTTTTTGATAAAATAGGTAAATTCTGGGTCATCCGTGAAATATTTGTCCTGTGGGCCCTTTGTATCCAATTGAATTCTACCGGCCATTACTACTATAGCTCCCTAAAATTTTAAACCCGCTAAACCACTTTCCACACGCAACACGTTGTAATTCAGTGCATAGACACGCACGGTGTTATCAAATGAAGATTCTTCTATCTTTACATTCAGAAGTTTGTGAATTACACGACTCATGTTCACTTGACCAGTTGGATAGTACATCTCTGGTTTTATGGAAAAGCTGTGAATACCGAACGTGTGCTCGGTGTCTATGTATCCAGTGTGATGTTTGAGTGGCTGTTCGCTCGATAACATTAAATCATCTGAATCTATCACTTCGTTGTTGTTAAATTTTAGGTTTACGTTGGTTATTTTTGTGTGTTTGTATAAATCATCACTCACCGCTACAAAGAACATCTCTTTTACCGGGTGATCAAAATTAATCATGACGGATCTATCGGTTTGACCAGCTTTTATCTTAAATTGCGCCATTTGGAGCTGTGTGATCACATATTCAATGGGTTTAGACAGCAAAAAGTTGCGTTCATCTTCAGTGACGAACACGAAATCAGTGGAAACAGACATGCTTTTCACCTCTGGTTCAATTACACTGGAAGGCATCGCAGACGCGACACCCGTCTCTCTATCGTATTCTACCACGAGTTCATCGTATGGCTTTGTTTTTATTTCCAATTCTACGATCTGCTTTGTGAGTGCACACACGGGTATAGCTAAACTTGGATTTCTCAAGAAATAAAACGGTAAGTGTAGCCTGTATTCGTAATCCTTAAACAATATGATAGGATATGAATTGTGACTCGTCACTGGCTTTATCACGAATTCTATATCATCTGAATTGAGATTCAATTGGTTATACATGTATATGTATTCACCCGTGAGGCGTTCGATCGTCTGCGAACCTATCTTCAGGTCTACGTAATCTATCATTCTAGTCGCGATGGATTTGTTCCACCGAACACTCTTGATTTTAAATGTGACGGGTGTGACCCCAGACTTACCGTAATAGAGTGTGTAAGGCACCGCATCTTCTTCATCATCCGGAACCACTGGAAGCACGTAAGGCACCGTAAATGTGGTGTTGTTTCCATCTTTAGTGATCATATTGGGGTATTTATCGTACGTGTACTCCGACCCATTGACGGTCTTAGATATGGTATACGCATCGAGTGCCTCAAATGTGTACGTACTCCCTTGGTAGAGAGTAATCTCCGTGGATCCACCTATCTCGAGTTGACCACCGTTGTCCGTGACTGTGTAGGTCTCGTTGGGCATTTTGGGTGGAGGTAGGGTCACTTTGAGCATCATGGATCGTATGAGATCCCCCTTGTTTTGGGGTATTTGACACATGGTGACGTCACCAAATTTACTAAACCGCTCGCACGGAATTTCTATGTCTTCGAATGCAAATTTTGTGTGTTGTCTAAAATTCATCAGGAAATGAGAATATTCTGGCTCTTCGGTGAGCCATCTCCCCTGAATGCCTGTGGTTGCGAGTGTTAAACGACCCGACATTCCTACTATTTGTGAGTAAAATTTTGGTAAATAAAACGAGGCGATACATTAGAATGAATCTTCAATTGAAGAAATTCAACCCAGAAACCATGACCGACGACCGGGTGTGCGTTTTTGTTGGTAAGCGTAACACAGGGAAATCCACCCTCGTGAAAGACATCATGTACTACAAAAGACACTTACCAGCGGGTATAGTGCTATCTGGGACGGAGGAAGGTAACCACTTTTACTCGGAATTTATACCAGATTTGTGTGTGTACGGTGATTACGACAGGGAAGCCATCGAACGCGTGATGTCCAGGCAGCGTAAACTCGTGGGTGCAGGAAAAACTAATTGCGGTGCTTTCATGCTTTTGGATGACTGCATGTACGACAGTAAATTTTTAAAGGACACGTGCATTCGACAGTGTTTTATGAACGGTAGACACTGGAAGATCTTTTTCATGTTGACGATGCAGTACGTGATGGACCTTCCACCGGCGTTGCGGGCGAATGTAGACTATGTGTTTATACTCAGGGAAAACATCATACAGAACCGAGAAAAGCTCTATAAATCATTCTTTGGGATTTTCCCTTCGTTTGATATGTTCTGCAAAGTAATGGATGCGTGCACGGAAAACTACGAGTGTCTCGTATTGGATAATACTGTTAAATCCAATAGAATACAGGATTGTGTATTTTGGTACAAAGCTAAAATAAGAAAAGGATTCAGGGTAGGAAGCCCGCAACTTTGGACTATGCACAAGAAAATGTACAACCCGAAATATTTGGAACAGCAGGAGGTTGACGCCAAAAAAGCGACTAAGAAAACAGCGCTAACGATCACGAAAAAAAGATAAACGCGTCAGTCACACATTTCGAAAAAGTCAGTACATATAAATGTCGGACGTGAGAACGATGAACTTATCTGATAATGGAGATGGTATGGTACCACTCCAAAACGCGACAACTTCTTTTGTGCAAAACGAACATGAAAAAAATATAGGACAAAATAAAGAAACGACCATGGATTCCACTCCAATCTCTGATATAATGGGTCAGCCAGAAATGCCACTCGAACCACCAATGATGGATTCTGATCCACGCATGCAACAGCAACAAATGATGCAACCACCACCCATGGTCATGCAGCAGCCACAACAACAACAACAAGCGGCTCCACAAAACAAAAATCCATTCAACCTTACTGATGAGCAGATGCAAGCCGCCATCGTTGCGGCGTGTACTGCGGCTGCCATTAGTAAGCCTGTTCAGGAAAAGTTGGCCAATTACGTGCCCTCGTTCTTGAACGAACAAGGACACCGAAGCGCCGTCGGCCTCGCGGCCACTGGTGCCGTCGCTGCCGTTATTTTCTACGTGCTTAAACGTTACGCCTAAGCGCGTGCACATACATGACTTGTCCAGTCGCGAAATATGCGACCAAACTTCCGAGTGCGAAGTAAGAACCTAAAATCGACAGAATAATTCCTGTGCTCTTAGGGTCTCTTCCAAAATTACGCATCTTATCTTTCAAATCACCCTTCCAAAACGTGGTCAACCACGTGAAAAAGGTGGCGACGACGGTCGCGGTAAAGAAAAAGTTAAAGTCAACCGCCATCAAATCGAGTGGGGATTGACCACGGGCGATCGCATGTATGATGTTTGGTATGAAAAACGTGATGAGAAGCAGATTCAACCAATATTTTTGTTCACCGACGGCATCGATGATGAAGGGCATGTACGTCCCTATGAACAAAAGGATCCACAGAATGACTACCTTCGCGAGGTCAACTGGTCTATCGCGCATTTATAGTTAGCACACATTATTTATCCTGAATGTATTTACCACAGAATTTAGTCTTCTGTGGTATCTCTTGGTAAACACCTATCGCAACGCATATACTCTTCAGACTGTCGTATTTATCCCAGAATTTCTGACTGTGTGAGTATTCATTCACGGAACAGTGCGCCAACTCGTGTATCAAAACGTGAAATATCTGATTGGGTTCGCCGTTGATGCACAAGCCTATTTCACTCCCTTTATTCACGTTGTATCCGACGTTACCACTCTGTGCTCTATTGTGTGCCGTGATGGGTATCTCTTTGCAAAGCATTTCGAACTCTTCGTTGTTTGTATTCTTGAGATGCTCCCTGAGAATGGTATATTTTTCTCGGACGATCTTAAGGTTTTCTGGTACTTTTGTGTTGATGAATATGTATAGGTTTATTAAAAATAACAACAACGCAGGTATCATCTCTTATATACAAAGATAAATTTAGAGTACAACTCCGATATAGAATTACCCCCTAAACTTTCCCATGTGTGTAATCTAAATCCTAATTTTTCTAAACGCGTGACGAGTAGGTCTTTGTGTGCTATGGGCTCGGATTTGGCGCCTTCATCGTAATACGGCGTGCCTTCTAAGTGTACGAATAACTTTTCTCCGAAATCACCGGTACTCGTACCTTTCATGACGAAGAAACTCCCAGTCTCGTGATTCACGGGTGTTTTGAATATGATGTTTTCGGAGTCGGGTATTATACCCATGAACACACTTCCTATTTTCATCTTACTCGCTATACACTTCGTGGTATCCATAAACAATTCTTTCGATTGAAAAATGTAGTGAAGGGCAAAGTTGTAACACACTATGTCATATTTTCTGTTGGGTGCCGAAAAAATATCACCGTGATAAAAATTTACGCGTATACGTAAATTTTTTGCGCGCGTCTTTGCCTCTTCCAAGGCTTCTTCACACGGTTCACACATGTTTATGTTTACCCCCGCGTGTTGCCATTTTTTGAGATCGCCGCCGAAACCACAACCCACGTCTAAAACTGACTGTCCTTCTCTAGCCACGGACTGTATCAGTTTACGTTTCTCTTCGTTATGGTACCTACGTATCTCTTCCATGGTTAGGTATGAAATTTTATTTTTAAGTCACCGACTTAAGTTTTAGAAAAAAAATATTTTTTTTTCTTTCTTTTTTAAAAAAGAAATAAAAAAAATAAAAAAAATTTTAAAAACATTTATAAAAATCCCATGAATATAGTATTAAGTACGAATTAAACACAAGACACGGTAATATAGATTTTTTGTATATTTACAAAGTTTTAGAAAAAAAATATTTTTTTTTCTTTCTTTTTTAAAAAAGAAATAAAAAAAATAAAAAAAATTTAAAAACATTTAGAAAAATCTCATGAATATATTTTCGGGTGAGATGTCTCCACAAGACCAATTGTAAACGTAACAGTGATTATGACCATTACCTTTCATGAACTTTGAATCGGAAAGTGTACTGCATTCCAAACCAACATCGAGTGTGTTATAAACATCGAACCCCGCGTTTCGAGCCAAAATCACTGCATCTTTTAGGTCTCCTTTCCCGGTATCATAGAACATGTAAGCCTGGTTAATCCGAATCCCCGATTTCACGGACGTGTATGGAACTGAGTAATAAGACGTGACGTGATCTGTATCGTCTATGTATGTGTATACCAGACCTTCTATGGGTAAGAGCCAACGAGTCACGTACTCTTCATCAATCACGGGTGCGATGGAATATTTAGACATGTGTTCATCGAGTGCGCGCACCATTTTGGGTACGTCTTCTTTGGTCACGAGTCTGTGCTGACACGAACCACGCACGATGTGTGCTCTCTCGCGCTCCCGTGAAAATTTTGCCTTGTTCAGTTTGGGTACATTTAAAAGTCTGTGCCAATAGTTTGACTTGGCTATGGGTGTCGGTAGTTCC